CTATATATGAAACATTATATGAAATTTTCCAAGATAAAAATTTAGAAGAAAATTTTAAATTTTTATTACCAAATGATTTAACTGATAATAATTATTTTAGTTATGAAATAATATATAATGATTTAATAAATTTAGAGAATAAAGAAATACAAGATTATTTATTAAAAATAGATAAAGATATTTTATTATTGTATTATTTAAAATATGTAAGAAATGTTTATGCTTATAATAAAAATAGTATAAAAATACACGTTTTATTATTTCATAGTGCATTATTTAACCATTCATGTAATCCTAATATTGCACATTTTCCAAATTTAGAAGATAATGAATTATATTTTAATTTTGTTACATTAAGAGATATTAAAAAAGATGAAGAATTAGTTATTACTTATTTGAATGACTATGGTGAATATACTAAAGAAGAAAAACATAAGATATTATTAAATCAATATGGATTTGTATGTGATTGTGATAAATCTATATAAAAATTAAACATACTATTTAATATAAATGTTTCATCAAGATTGGACTCCTGTAGTATTTAAGAAACCAGTTGTAGTTAAAGAAACTGCAAATAAAACAGATACAACAAAACAAAAATATAATAGTACAGCACGTAAATTAGAAGGAGATTTAGATATAACTATACAAGATAATGTGCCAATTGCACATTTGAATATATTAGAACCAAATGATAGAAAAGATATGATAGCAAGAAGGATAGAGAAGAAGATGAATCAGACACAATTGGCAAAATTAATAAATGAACAAGTTGCAGTAATAAATAATTTAGAGAATGGAAAGGTAGTAAACAATCCAAATGTACTTCAAAAGATTAATAAGATATTAGGTTCAAAACTTAAATTTCCAAAATAATTATAGTTAGAATGCCACCTAAAAAAGAAATAAAAAAACCACCTAGACCTCCAATAAAACCAGTAGAAAATTGCGGATGCGGAAATGGTGGTGGAAGTTGTAGTATTAAGAAATAAATAAAAACTTTATTTTTGTTAAGAGGAATGACAGAGCATTTACCGTTTATATTTATTCTAGATTGGGATCAAACAGTTATAGGAAAATGTGATTTCCAAGTACAGCAGTATACATTACATAATTCTTTAAAAAAAATAGGATTTAAATCAAAAAAACAACATGTTATTCCACCCGCTTTTTATCCTAATTCTAAATTAATTCGACCAGGATTCGGACAATTTATAAAGACATTAAAAGAACATTATAATGGAAATGTACATTTTTTTATATATACAGCCAGTCAAAAACAATGGGCTAATGAAGAAATTGCATGGGTTGAAAAGACACATGGTATACATTTTGAACGTCCAATATTTACTAGAGATGATTGTATAGTAGATGCAGGTGGTAATTATAGAAAGACATTAGCGCGTATATTTCCCCGTATATTACGTGCAGTATCTAAAAAGAAGAATTTTTCAAAAAGAGACAAACATTATATATTAGAAAATCAAACTTTAATAATCGATAATAATGCTGTTTATACGGATAGAACAGATAAGCTATTATTATGTCCTGATTATAATTATGCTGTATTTGAAAATTTATTACACGGAATACCGTTAGAATCACGAAATCATCCTGATATACAAAAGCTTATATATAGTTTAGTAAATCAAGGGCTCTTATGTCCATTAAATGATAAAGATGAAGATGGTATGAGAATGTTAACACGTCAATATAAATGGTTAGCATCTAAATGTGAAGCTATATCTCAATTAAATGCTGTATCTGAAAATGATGAATTTTTTAAACATTTAAGAAGATTAATAATTGAAAATAAATTAAATGTATTTAATTCATCTGTAGTAAAACAATTACAAGACGCAATATGGAATAGATTTAATAAAAAGAAAAAGGGAACAAAAATTGAAAATTAAATAAAAAGTCTAAATAATGGAGGAATTTATTATTGAATATTCTGATGAAGATGGATATCAAGTAATTGAAAAATGTAATAATAAATTTTGGAAAAATAAGAATCATAAATATAAAGGATTAATTTGGAAAGCATATACAAGAGAATACGATGGTAATTATCTATTGATAGCATATGGTAATAATAATAAAATATATGAAGTAGAATCTAAAGATTCCAAGTAATATGTTTATCTTTCGCTTTTTGTTTGTCTTTAACGATTTTCTTTTTTTGTTTTGGAGAAATCTCCTTTGATGTAATTGGAGTATTTTTATTTACATGTATACTAGGTCTACATGTAGGATAATAATTCTTATTATGAACTGAACCACAAGCTTTATTTGTTGTAATATCTATCCATTTTTCAGCGAACCATCTTGTCAATGATGTTTTATTTTTAGGAATATTTTCTTTATAAGGTGGTTTATTCTTTAGAGTCATTTTATTTTTGTAATCTTTAACAACTAAACCAGATGCATAAGCGCTAGGCCAACGATTTACAATATTTTTTATTTTTTCAACAGATTTTGCATATTCTATAGGGTCTGTAGGTACTGCGTTCATATTACTTATATCATAGAAATATTCCGTATATTATATTTTTGTTTGTTTAACCAAGATATAGCTTGATTTAGAGTATCTGATAAATCATCTTTTTTATTATTACTATTAAAGAATTCTATAGAGGCAGGATCATTTTCAATATATTTTCTAATATATTCTATACTTTTAAGCTTACGAATATCATAAGGTCTTTTATTTTTAATAGTATCAAGAAAATCAGTAGAAAGTTCAAAATGATGATTTAGGAGTTTTTGAGTAGCAGATATCATATGAACGTTACGGACAGTACCTTGCCAATGGCGTCTAAGTTGATAATAACTATAAATAAGTAATTGTATAGATTTCATAATACCGTTTGTGGGTTGATTTTCAAGAAGTACAGTATCAATTTCATGACCATTAATATTAATAAAATCGGTAATAATATCTAATTCCATAAATAGTCGTCCAGACAATTCATTTAAATTCACATTCTTCTTTTTTTCAAAATCACCTAGAAGTGATAAGTTTTTCCATAAAAGAAGTTTAATAGTATTAGATTCTTTATTTGCAATAATAGCACATAAAGAAAGGTTACGAATACCAATATCAAATGAAATAATAACTTGTTGTTCTGACATATAATGTAGCTACAAAATGAAAATAAGTTTTTAAAAATCAAAAATAATTTATTATACTTTAAGATTCTTAAACAAAATTCCTGGAAAATCAAAAATTACCAAAATTTTGTAGCTACATAAATTACTCTTATTTGAGTTACCATTATAATAAACAACATATATCCTTATATACTTTTACGGGTAAGTATATAAGTAGAAAGCGTCTAAAATGATTTAAAAGAACTGTTTCTAATCTGTATAGATAATGCAAAAGTCTATTTTAATATCTGATGCGGATAATGATACTATAGAAATTTCTGGCAATATGCCATCATTCCAAATACCAGGTCGTAGTGGATTTCCTACAAATGGTATATCCGGTCCTTTCTTAGGAAGTGATTCATTAATTAATAAACGTAAAATCTCTGAAGAAGCTTTATCTTTATCTTCCGGAAGTAAATCTCCTTCTGAGTATTCAGATACAGAATCAGAAATATCTCAAAAACCCCCTCAACAACAATATAATCCATTTCAACAACAACAACAAAAACCTTCTCAATATAAATCTAGTCACAGTGAAAGTGATGAAACTGATACCGAATCTGAACATGATAATATGAAAAATCGTTTTCAAGCCGAACGTTCACGTATTGAAAAAGAAATGCAAGAAAAACAAGAAATTTTATATCAAATGGACCGTCTAGAACAAAAAGGTTTCAAATTACCTCGTAAATTTAGTCTTCAATCCGATATTGAAGAAATGAAATCAGAATATCAACGTATTATACGTGAAAAAGAAATTGATGCTAGTATCCGTTTTCAACGTAAAATGATGATGGCATTAGTTACTGGTGTTGAATTTGTTAATACTCGTTTTGACCCATTTGATGTTAAATTAGATGGTTGGTCTGAACAAGTCCATGAAAATATTAACGATTATGACGATATTTTCGAAGAATTACATGAAAAATATAAATCTACCGGTAAAAAGATGGCTCCTGAATTACGTTTATTAATGAGTCTATCTGGAAGTGCATTTATGTTCCACCTTACAAATTCTATGTTTAAACAATCTAAATTACCCGATGTTGAAGATATTTTACGTTCTAATCCCGACCTTATGAAACATTTCCAAAGTGCCGCCGCACAAAAAATGGGTGGTATGTCTGCCAGTATCTCTCGTGTTACCAATAGTTTTCAACAACCACAAACACCTCAAGCACCTATGCCTCAAAATGATTTTAGATCCGCTTCTAGCGGACCAGGAGGTCTTTTTGGAATGGTAGGTTCTCTATTATCTGGTCCTTCTATTATGCAACAAACTGTTAATAGACCACAACCTGTAGCTGACGATATTGATGAATTTATTGAAGATGTTCATGCTGAAATCTCTTCTAACAGTGGAAGAAACAATAGAATCGAAACTATGTCTATTACTGATGATGAAATTACTTCTATTATTGAAGATACTGCCGACCTTAATGGTATCCTTATGGGAGGAGGAGCTACTAAAAAACGTATGCCTAGAAAACAAAATAATGCTCGTACTTTAAATCTCTAATTTATTTTTTAAATTTTTTGAAAGACTTGGGAATATCACGTACTGCTTTTGGAATACGTTTAGCTGATTTTAGTGGATTTATTACAGAATCTTTTACTAAAGATTCTTTGCTTCCTACTAATTCAATTGCTCCTGCACCTAATCCAACAATTCCTGCTACTAAAAATACTAAAATTGGTAAAATTGCTACTAATGCTAAATATACTACTTCTAATATTGACCAGATATATAGAACTTCACGTCTTATATCTTCACTGCATTTGCATTTCTCTTTCATTAAATAGCGAATGTAAATAATGCTACATATGAAGAATACAATGCTAACTACTACAAATAATAGATTTGCTACCATATATAATAAAGCTGCTGATTTACCACCCATCTTTACTGCCATACTTACTGGTATCATGAACATTAATGCAATATATATTATTGCAAATAATGTGTAGCCTTTAATGAAATTACGGTATGGGTGTCTTGCACATTCGCAACCGGTCTTCTCTAACTTATCAATGTAAGTATAAGTCATACCTAAAAGAAAAATTCCAATTATGCTTATAATTACTGAAAATATATGCGATAGTTCCATGTTCTATATCAATGTAACGAAAATTTTATTTTATCGTTTATTCGGTTTTACATATTTCATTCCTAAGAATTCAAATATTTCTTCTTCTGAATTAAATACCGGTATTTCTTCTTTTTTATCTGATATCACTTTTATTCCGTGTTCACTTAAACTATACCCTTTATCTATTGCTATTTTTCTCATCATAATATTAAATTTGTCTGAACCTGTAAAATATAATATTGATGTCGCATATTCTTCTTTCGGAGTTAACAGTAAATCCAATCTCCTCGCTTTTTCATCTATCTTACATACTGCCATACACTTTTTATCTCCCAATGCTAATATATCTGTTATATAATTTATCTCTTTTAATTTATCTACCAAATCTTTAAACTTTGTTTCATCTTCTCCTGTTAATAATATATCAATATCTCCACTATCTTTTAATCCTCTTCTATAACTTCCTACTACAATTGCATTTAAATTATATTCTTTCGATATTTTTATTATCTTTTTCTCATGTTTTACCATCTCTTCACGTGGTATTCTTTCCTGTAATTCTTCATAATATTTTAACCCTATCTTTTGTTGTCTATTTAATATCTTTGAATCTTTCTCTGATAATTCACGTAATTTATCAATTGTATCAATTTTATATTTACTTATTAAATTCTTCGCTTTTACTGAACCTATACCATGTATTTTCATTAAAGAATTATATATATTAAATGATGGCTCTTCTTTTATCTTTTCGGCTACTTCTAACGTTCCTGTTGCCAATATCTCTTTTATTTTCTTCTCTATTCCACTACCTATACCTTCTATCTCCTTTAAATCATCGTAATTTGTAATTTTATCTAAAACTTTTATTTGTTTTATTACCTTATCATATGCACGAATTCTGAAAGTATCTCCATTATTTTTACATTTCTGTAATACTACTTCCAATTCTTCTATTATCTTGCTTTTATAATCCACCATTGTTCTTCTTCTTAACTCTAAAAATAGATTTCATTTTTCTATCTAAGATATCATTTATGTCATACAATTTAAATTTACAGGATGCTTTTAATTCATTTATTCTTGGTAACCATTTTTTCAATAATTCTATGATATTATCATCCATCTCTGTTGCTGTTTTATCAACTATTACTAATATATATTCTAGTAATAAATCTGATACTTTACTTGCTCCTAAAGTTTCTGTTAAATATTTATCACAATCATTTGATATTTCGAATATTAATTGTTCTATATTTGATTTTAATACCTTCTTTTGCCATAATAATAACCATATATGTATTGTCGCTATTGTTCTTTTTTTCCATTTTACAAAATCACAAAATTCATCATAGTCAGTATCTTGTAATAATTCTTCTGATGGTATCCATGCTCTTTTTATATAATAAGTATTCCATATATCCTCCCATTTCTCATTTATACATTTCTTATCTAATACTAATTCTTCTATCACCTTTAATATTTCAAAATATATTGGTATAAACTCTGGTGCTCTTTGCATCATATCCCACATTATTTCTATGTATAAACCATATTGTTCAATTCGTATATTATTTCTTAAATTTTTTATTATTACATTCTTATTCTGTAATGTTAATTTATTCATTATAGATAAAAAATCTTTTCGAGATATTGCTTCTATTGATAAATCTTTATTCCCAATTCGAGGAGGTTTTTTATTTTCTACCTTTTCTCTGTTTATATTATATCTAAATTCACGATTATTATGACCTCCTTTATTTACTGACCATTTTGAATTTATACTTTTACTATCTTGATCTATGAAACATTTATATGTATCTAACAAATATTTCGCTTTTGATTCGAATATATCCGATTTATCTACCTTTAAATTAATCAGTTCCTCAAACTTCATATAATCTAAGATAGCTTACATTTTATCAGAGAAAAAAGCTTTATATAAAAATCATATAAGAGAAAACTTTATAGTCTAATATAAAATGATTTTACAATTAGAAAAGTATTTTGAAGAAAAAAATGTTGTGAAAACACTTTTTATATCTGGTGCTAATGATATTGAATTTATATATAATCAATTGATTGATTCAAATCATGCAGTTATAAATATTAATAATCTCCAAGAAATTCTTGATTTTAATAATTCAAATTATAGAATCGCTTTAATTCATATAACATTATTGAGTCAATATAAACAAAATATAGCTCAATCTATATTACCTTTTCAAAATCTTATAGTATTAGATGATATTAATGAATATGAATTAGTAATGCTTCAAAATTGGATCCAAAATGCATCTAAAGATGGATTAATTAACCAAGAATTACTACCTGAAATTTTAAATCTAGATTATTTATAGTAAATGAAATTTCTTAAAAAAAATAATCGAGCTCTTCTTGCTGGTATTATTTTAATTTTATCTATTGTTGTCGGTGTTCTTTTCTTCCGTAAAACACGTGAAGGTTTCGAAACTAATAATAAATTAACTTATTATTATTATCCTGAATGCCCTCATTGTCAAAAATTCTCACCTATTTGGGAAGAATTTGAAACTAAAGTTAAAGCTGAAAATATGCCAGTAACTACTGATAAAGTTAATATTAAAGCTCCTGGTTCTGCTACTGTACCTGAAAATGTTCAAGGTGTTCCTAGTGTTATTTTAAATGATTCTACTGAATTTAAAGGACCACGTACACTTGATGGATTATTACAATTTGTTAAATCCAAACTCTAATTCTTCGTAGCCTATCTCTATTGATTTATTTATTTTTTCTTTATCTATAAATAATTTTATATTACTATTATCGTCTATTATAAATGGTAAAAAATTTATTGGATATTCACTATATCGAATATAATACGGATACTTTTTATATATCGGATCATCATGTATTCTACTATTCATATAAACCAATAATACTGTTTTTAAATAATATAATATACTTGTATTTATTAGATTCTCATCTATATCTGTTACAAATAATAAATGTAATATTATTATCTGATTTGGTAATAAATTTGGAAATATTTCTATTATATTATTACATGATATCGCGCCGTCTATATAATAATCATTACCTATTCTTATAGGGGCTATTATTAAAGGAATTGCAGCTGATGCTTGTATAGCTTCTAATAATAATACATTAGGAGTATTATCTACTGAAAATATTATTGGTTTCATTGTATTTAAATGTGTTGCTATAATTTGTAAATTTTTACCAGTTTTCTTTGTAAACTCTACAAAAGTCATACCATCAATATGTTTTTTTATGATTTCTGTAAAATGTTCTATATTTAAAAATCCGCGAGTTGTTAAAACTCTACTTATTAATACATCTATTGTTAATGTTGATTCATTTAATAAATCTTCAAATTTATTAAAAAAAAATTCTTCTATTTCTTCTATACTCACATTTAATGCATATAATGTTGCAAATAAAGCACCTACTGATATTCCTGCTATGTTTTTTATATTTATTTTTTCTTGATATAGATATCGTAATGTACCTATATAAATTAAACCTTGAAATCCACCTCCTGTAAATACTATATGAGTTACACTATCTAACATTCTTATCGTTACATTTTATAGAAATTTAACTTATGCCACCGCAGATTAATTTAAAAGAACTATATTCTATGCAAGACCAAAAAAAGAAAAATAGAACTGTTTGTTTTGACCATATTATTGAATTATGTCATAGACGTATTAGAACTGTATGTTCATATGGTGGTCAAAATACTTTTTATGAAATACCTGGTATATTAATCGGATATCCTCTCTATAATATTCAAGATTGTGTTGAATATATTATTAAAACACTTAGAACCAATGGATTCCTTGTTCAAAAATTACCACCCCCTAATTTATTTGTTATTTATATATCCTGGGATAAAACTGAATTAGCTACATTACAAGGTCCTTCTAGAAAAACAACTGCACTTCCTCCACCTAATAAAGTATTCCCTCCTAAAAAAACTCAACTTAGACTTTTCTAATCTCCCTAAAAATGTAGCTACAAAATGAAAATAAATTTTGTGAAAAAAGAAAATATTCTAAAGAATGTTAAAGTATAAAATATATTTTTGAAAAAATGCAAAAGTTATTTTTAAAATGTAGCTACAAAAATAATGGTATTCTTTGACACTAATATAATATACTTGTTTTATCCTTAAACCTTTTTTACTCTATATTATCCTGAACTTGTTGTAAATATGGATTTAACATTCTCATTGTTTCCTTCATACCATAAAGCATCGCTGCTTTAAATATTTGGTCACATAATAATATTAATAATATACCTATTAATACAAATAATACTATATCTAAAATATAATCTAATTTTGATAATTGCTGTATTGGTTCATGTAATACTTTCATATTATTTGTATCTATATTATTTATAGAAGATATTGATGATGTCATAACTGGTGTTGATGGATATCCTAATTGGTCTGATTTCATATTCGCAATCGCTTTTGAAAATGGAGTACTTTCCTCTGATACATTTGTCGGTACCTCCATTTTTGTTTTTGTTGGTGAAAATGCAGATTTCATATCTTTTGTTTGTAAATATTCTTCTAAGTCATTCTCATCATATGATGATACATCATTCATATTATCTAATCTTTTTACCGATTTTGATGGAGGAGTATTCACTTGTTCATGAGTCATATTTGCATTCATCGCTTTTGAATATGCTAATCTTGCTGCATCTGATATTGGTACTTGATATGCTGGAGCTTGTAATGAACTACATTTTCCACCATTATTTGCATATGAAGGTAATAATCCTTCTGATGGTGTCTGTGCAGTTGTAAACCCTTCACTTACTATTGTTACATTATCATTACTCACTTGTTTCTTGGGACATACATTATATTTGTCACAATAATATTTATAATCATTCCCTTTTGAATTATATGTTATATTATTACTTTCTAATTCTGTATTTGTTGGTTGTTGTGTTGCAAAATCTTCACGTCCATACTTTACATTCGCTACTGCCATTTCACCACCATTATCATTTGAATATACATCATATGCACTAGCACTTATATCTGTATCATAATTCAAACTTATATTCTGAGGATTTAAAGGTTGTCTTTGTCTCTGTAATTGTGGTGGTGGTAACTGTTTTGAACATGATGATGGCATTATTCTTTTCTTTTTCCCTGATGCTGGATCAAATGAAGGAATATTATAAGCTTCTTGTAACGAGCAATACATTACAATTTAACGATATTTTCTTTTTACATAATAATTATAGTAGAATGATTAATTCAATTATTAATGGATTACTTGTTGGTATATTAGCTGGTTTTTGTATTCTATATGTTTTTCAATTATCTAAACCATATCCATTATGGATGTTAAAAATCTTTGAACACCCTTGGATATTATTAATTATGTTTATTATTGGAGTTCTATTATTAAATTCAAATATAGAAGCCGGTGTATTATTACTTATATTAACTACCGCACTTGTATTTGATAAACTATTATTATTACGTAAATATCCTGACTCTACTAAAGTTAAACCTATACCTCAATTAAATATTGTTAAAAATATTCCTATCCCTGTTACTACAGAATCTGTTAATATACAAAAAGGTATCGAACTTTTACCTACTACAGTTAAACAACCTACTGATTTTCCAGAAGCAGCTGGATATTACTCTTCTATTCCGGAAGTTTATGCTAATAAAAAAGGTCTTAAAGATTATAAAGACAATTTACAATTAAATACTAAAAAATACGAACCTTATTTTGGTTCTACTGAAGGAGATACTATAAACAATTTTGCACCTTTTTTCTAATGTTTTTGTAGTAGTTTCATTTAATGCAAGTCCAACCTGATATTATGGCTATTATGTCTGCATTTCTTATGCAATCTTTCGCACGTCATACTACTTTTAATTTAACAGATATACAAAAAAAATTATTAGCTCATCCTATTAGCAAATCTCTTATTTTATTCGCTATGTTCTACCTTAGTACTCGCAGTATGAAATGGAGTCTATTATTGTTAATTATTTATTTCTTATTAATACAAATGTTATTAAATGAACATCATCCTTTAAATGTTATATCAGATTCATTTAAAGATTCTCATTCTAAAGAAAAAGGGGATAATGTTGTTGACCTATATTTCTCTAATTTACAAAAACTTAAAGATTAGTTGTCGCTGGATTACCCCAATATAATTTTGCACCATCTGTTCTTACACGAAGATTTATTTCAATTATAAATATTGTTGTTGAAATTACTGCTGCAATAAAACCTATTACCATTACAAATGTTTCATAATGATATGGTAATAATACTACATAAGCCATTGTTGATGCCGAAATTATTATATTTATTGTTATGAAATAATTCATTAAAGCAGCAATTTTAATCTGGTCTAAGAAAGAGGTTTTATATAACGCATTTATCTTCTGATTCGAATTTATTAATGCATTATTTTGTCCTGAATAATAAGATTGTTCTTTTTGTAAACTATAATTTACTTCACCATATATATTAAATGTTTGAAGATTATTTGTTAATGTTATTGTATTCTCTATAAATGTTGCTAATTCTCCATAATAAAATAGATCCATTGGTTCTCTAAATGCTTGGTAATTTGAATATCGCTGTGCTGAATTTGCATTCATTACATTTGCACTTCCTGCTACAGTTAAATCTACAGACCCCTGAAGATCCGCAAAAGTTGTGAATTTTTCATAATTTACAAATCCTTGACGACTATATATTAATGTTATTAACATTCCTGATATTATTGAAACTACTAATAGAGTTCCTGCATATGTTACCTTTTGTCCATATTCTAATGGTAATACTATTATTACTGCTGCACCTACTAATACTAATGCCAATATTATTCCTGCAGTTAATTCAAACTTAAACATTGTTGATTTTATCTTTGATAAAGCATTCACTTTATCTTGATTTAATGATAATTCTTTTTTACCTGTATTTACATTTCTATTTAAATCTGTTATTCTATCCAAAGATGTCTTATATATATCTACTCTCTTATTAATATCTGATGATAATTGTGTAATTACATTATTTGGTTCTGATGAATTATTTACTGATTCATTTGTTATATACAAAATTGTTCCTATATATGATACCAAATTTCTACCATTTGCATCATCTGCTGCTGATAAACCACTATATATTTTCATAGCCATTTTATATTGGCATAATTGTATATAACTATATATTATTCGTCTCAAAGGATAGATATTATATTTTTTTAAACTATCCTTTGTCCATGATGTAAAATTTATTATTCTATGTATATTTGCTATTAAATTCGATAAATTTACACCACTTGCTGATATTGGTGGTGATGCTGAAGTATTTGGTACTGGATAATAAGCTGATGGTTCTAAACTTATTATTTCTGTTTTATTTCTATTTATTTGTATTTTCTTATATTCAACTTGTGCTGTTGATACTATTACATCTGGTACTGTTATTACAATATCTTTATTATCTACATAATTTTGTAAATTCCATGGATTTAAAATCTCATATACTGCATATAATGCTATTACTTTATTTACAAAATCATTTGATGCACTTGTAAAATTATATAATAAATTTATATCACGTAATTCTGTAACATCTCTTGTATTTGTGTTAGTTATAAAAGTTGCTAATAGTTCTCCTAAATGTGGTGTTAATATTGAAGTTACTGGATTAAAAGATGTTGAAGAAATTTTTATATTTGCACCTGGTACTTGTATAAATTTTCCTATATTTGTTGTATCGGATTCACTTAATAAATCATCAAGTAAATTTAAACTATCTGGTCCCATAACATAATTATTTCCATTTTTTGTATATTTACCTAAATAAGCTGATGTTGAATCATTTTGTAAATATGTCGAATTTATCGCTAATAAATTTGATTTAATATTTCTTAATAATAAACTCATTGTACTATCTACTACTGGTGGAGAACCTCCTGCTGGTGACCCTCCTGGTGGTGACCCTCCTGGTGGAGAACCTCCTGGTGGAGAAATTATTGGAGATCCTGGTGTTGCCATATTATATGTACTCTATTCTAAAATTATACAATAATTTACATGCAACATCTATAATAATAATATGTTCCTGAAGTTTGATTATATCTTGTTATTTTAACAATATCTCCGTGTTTCAAACCTAACCATTGTGCGATTGGGTCTTGTTTCGTTATGATTGGCATTTTTACTTTATTTTTTATTAAATATTTTGTCATCACCTCTTTTGATTCTTCTTCTGATAGTTTTTCATGCGGTGGTGTTAGTATATGTTTTAACGGATTATACATCAATTGTGACTTGTAAAATACTTGCAATATACCACCAACTGCTTGAAGTGCTTTATCACGTGCTTGTATATGATGCATCATAGGTGATGATGGTTGTTCAGATAATACTAATATAAAATTCTTCATTTTATATTTTTCTAGCATCTTTTCTACACTATCCTCTTGCATTTTCCATTCTTTTAATATATCTTTATTTAATGCGAAAAATACGGTTGTTTTATCTGTATCCAATATAATCAATTCATTATAATATCTTGCCGTTTCTACCACATCACCATGCTCTTCTATAAAAGATACATCTTCTCCACGTGCATCTAACATATCTTTTATATTCATTCGAATTATTTCGATCTCTGACATTTTACTCTCTATATCTATACTAAAAATAAAAACTTTAAATCAAATTTTATTCTACATCGCTATCTACTTCTTCTACTGCTGTTTTATATTTCATACCTTTCCATCCTGATGTTGCATATATTCCGAATATCTTCTCTAAATATATCTTCAATTGTGTCCTATCTGGAACTTTCTTACCCTTCGGTACAACTTCTACTGCCCATGATTTGAAATTTGTAAATATTGCATTCAATTGCATTCGCTTCTTTGCATTTGGATCTTTCTCTAGTCTATCAGTTACATATTGTCCAATTATATCATTATTCTTCTTATAATCTTCTGTTGCCATTCTGACTTCATATGGTTCTGGAATATTCTTCAAATCTAAACTACGATGATTGTGTATCAACATACTTATTACAGTATCTGCCCATTTATCAAATTTATCCAATAATTCTGGGTCTAACGGAAATTCTTTCGGATTTTCTGGATTTGGACAATCTACGAATTTTGATGTATATTCTACTACACGAATACGTCTCCATGTACCTCCATCATCACTCGGTACTTCTGGCAATTCATTACATGTCATTACCATCTTAAATTGTGGTCTGAATTCAATTGGTTCTTTAAATAGTCCACGTGCCATAATACGATCCCCTCCTGATAATTCTTTCATTAGTCCAATATTTATTTTCTCTTCATTTCCTGGTTCTTGCATTACTGCTAAACGTCTTCCTTTCGTACGTTCTAATTCACTTTGTGCCGCATTTGCTGCTGCTCTCTTTTGTGTCAATAAAGACATTGGCAATATACAATAATAATCTCCTATCGCTTTCTGTATCAAATTTAAAATGGCACTCTTACTATTTGAATTTGCTGTTACATGATAATCACCCATAATATATCTGTGATTATCACTCACTTCAAAACCATAATAATTATCATCTGGAACATTTTCAATTTTAAAATTATTCAACAATACATTCTTTTGTTTTACTCTTTTTTCTGCTTGTTTTCTTGGTAATAAACATGGAATCTCATCTGTTCCTTTACCAACTATATTTACCCTATAATATGTTCCAATTACTCCATTATTATGACATTTCCCCTGAAATTGTTTTTTATAACAAGCGAATCCAAGTGATCTTACTAAATCTACTATATCATTTGTAAATTTTTCATTCTTTTGACTTACTGTATATTGTTTTGTATGTTTCTGATATGTTCCATCTGTATCAATAATACCTGCTAATAATTTTAATCTAACTTCACGACTATTTACTTTATATTCAATAGGAATATGCTTATTTTCAATTAATTTATATTTACGTAGTCCATTCAATACTTCATTGTCTGATATATATCTTCTTTTTTTACCAGTATAAGTTATATTATATGTTTTTGCTTTTCCATTATCTCTTGAATATACTATATGAAAATCGTGGTTTTCAGGCATATTATTTTTAAAATAATCAACTATCTCTGGATCCATTGTTGTTATTCTTGTTCCTCTTGAATGACCATCTCCTAGCCAACATCCTAGAATATAAGGATCTATATCAATTGTTTGTTCTGGATATTCAATTGGAACTCTAAATAAATATAAATTTAAATTTTTCATATTAAAATTTATATAATTTTTAACTTGAACATCAATTACATCATTCATTTTTAAAACATTATCTCTTTTATTCAATTCTTCAATATATTTATTTCCTTCTTCTTTTGTTTTAAAACATTTTTCTTTAGGACTTACAATTGAACCATCTTCAATTGTATAAAATATTTTTTCACACCATTTAACTCTATATTCTTTAGTTGTTGTTGTAATTCTTGGACATGATGATAATGTTACTTTTAAACTTAATTTATGATCTTCATTTACAGTAAATGATTCTCCTTTTTTAGGAATTATACGATACATTTTACTTTTACCTCTAAATAACTTTAACACTTTACGTGGTTTAGAATCATCTCCCATCAATATATCAGATTCTGTTATATCTTGAACTAACTTTTTAGTACCATCATACATTAATATTTCAGTATCTTTTGCATGACATCCTTGACCGGTAAATATATAAAACTTCTCCTGTCTTATACCACCATCGATTATACATGTTAGCAAATCTTTCATATATTTCTTTATACTTGGATTTGTAAATACCTGTGATAAATATGCATCTATCTCTTTTGCATCTACTGATTCCGGGTCATAATCTATATAATTACGTCCTGTTGTAAAACTTATATAATCATCTGGCAATCCCTCTCTAAATTCACTCATTCTCAAATCATATACTCCATTTTCAAATCCTATCAAATGCGGATGTGAATCCAATGTCTCCTCAAAATTTTCATCCGTAAATAATGCTTTGCATTCCTTCATTACTGAATCTTTATATCCTGCTGTTTTCAATCTTATCGATATTTGCATCAATTTCTTACAATTCCCCTCATATTTCTCTCGTTCTTTTTCATCTAATACTCCTCTCGTCTTATCCGTCCAATATGTTGCTCTTCTCAAATATCTTGCACATATATCATTCGATAACAACAAACGCAATTTTAACCCTTCTCTTGTACGTACCCATTTATGTCTATTATCCATATACATATACCATGTATCTCGTGTTGTAAATCTATATTTATCTTTATATATCGCATGTACTACTGTCGCTACATCATAATGAGCTCCATCTGATGATATTGATTTATCTATTAGAATCTCCACATTTGTCCTTAAAATTGTATCATATTGTTTCGGATTATCATTTCGTGCCCACCATCTTAGTGTACCTATCCCGAGTGTATCACTTTTCATCTTATTCCACATATTCTGACATTCTCCTTCCACATATTTACTACCCAATCTTGAAAATTCTATCCAAGTATCTAATAGTCTGTAATCTATATTTCGTAGAGTCCATCCCAGTTTTATCCATTCTTCATAATTCTCTGCACGTTTATTATTCAAACATTCCACAACTATCTGTCTCGCAAAATTATAATCATCATCACTCGCCAAATTTCGACTCTTATTATCACATTTCCCAAATATCTGTTTATGAATCTTACTCTTTCTTCTTTCATCTATACTTGGTAATATCAAACGCACATATTCATCCAATTCACTTTGTTTTTCTTCATATATTACCGACCCCATATTTACTTTATCTCTCATAGAAAATAGTCTCGGATATGTCAATTCTTCTGACGCAGATGCTCTTGAAGATACTACTACCCCTTTATTCTCTTCAAAATTATAATCATATTTATAAGTTACTCTATATGGTTCACAATCTGGTTTACGTGAACCATACATTTGCCAATTATTTTTATCTATTATTGCTTTATCAATAATATCATCATGTGGATTTATTACTGGTATTCCTGAAAATATATCATTTCCATTCTCTATTATTTTATTTCTTATCAAATTCTGCATTGTATGTGATAATACAATATATGGAAAAACTATATGAATACCATCTTTTAATTTCCCTCTATATTCTACTGGTTTTGATTTTTCCATTACATATGCAAATAATAGTGATTCTTCTTTGATTGAATTATTCTTCAATATCTCACGACTCGCTTTTACATCAATAAATGGTAGAATTGCTTTATAATAATAATTCACAATTTTATCAATATCTTCTTTTGTATATTTTCGCACAAATATATTTGTATCCTCTCGATGCTCTATCGGAAATCTAAAATCTAAATCTACACGTAATGGACTTGGTTCTATTGGTTTCTCTGTCATATGCAAATGTACTCCTTGAATCATTGCTGAATTATAAATTTCATAAAATTTATCAATATCTGATGCTGAATTTATTTTAAAACTCCCTTTTGGCTCATCAATACTAGTATGACTATATACTTCACCAGGTTTGCACCGGAACTGTAATATAAATTTTCTATATTCATCCATTATTTATGGAGAATTAGAACTCCTGGTATATATACTTGGATATTTTTTAAGTGAAAATAAACTTTTCATTTTTTATAGTTATTAAATATAATGAAGAAAGTAGTCGTAAATCAGTCTGCTAGTGACGTTTGTAGTCCATCTCACCAAAAAATCTATGAACAAGACGGTACCTGTTTCACTCGTGAAACATTAATTAAACTTGCTAATACTTGGAATACCACTTATGGTTCTCCTGGTAAACTTATTAATAAACCTGAAAATAAACCTAAAAAAACTCTTTGGAATGCTCTTAATGATAGAATGAAAGATATTTGCAAAGGTGATGGTTTAGAATGGTGTTGGATTGATAAATTACCTGAAATCTCTCATGATACTGAAGTTATGAAAAGTGTACGTCCTGTTAAACCTAAAGAATGGTATAATAAACCCTATGCATGGCTATCTAATTATGATATACAAGCTGTTATGCGTCAATACCAAGATGATAAAACTAATTTATATAAATTCTTAGGAGTCTTCCCTATTGATTTTGCTGCCAAAACTGCTTTCAATAACTGTATCTCTGATGAAATATGTAAACTATCTCTTAAGAATCTTTATAAACGCGGTACCAAATTTATCGGTATGATTGTTAATTTAGACAAACATGACGAACCGGGTTCTCACTGGACTTCTTTCTTCTTATGTATTGACCCTAAATTACCTTCCTTCGGAGCTTACTATTATGATAGCACATTTGATAAAACCGATGTTCCACCCCCGGAAATTATGGACTTTTCAAATAAAATGAAAAATGAAGCACTTGAAATTGCCAAAAGTATTGGTATTACAAACGCGAATTTTAGAATTGATTATAATAAAATTAAACATCAATACAAGAATTCTGAATGTGGCTTATTTTCTATGGTTTATCAAATTAGATGGATTCGTAAACTTAAAAAATTACCTGATACTACTAAATTTGAAGATGTTGTTAATATTCGTATGAGAGATGAAGATGTTCATGAATTAAGAAATATACTTTTTAGACCTAATACTAAAGAAGAAGTCGACCAATTAAAAGGCGGCAAGAAAAAACTAAAGAATAAAACGTCTTCAAGTTCAACAAAAACCTATGTCAGGAAGGAAAATACTATTTCTAGTTGACCAATAAAATTCTTCCCTATGTGCTGTAACACCAATTATAGATATAATATCAAATATTATATGCGAAATATACATATTGTATTCTTCTATATCACATAAATAAAATGATGAAATTATTGATACTAATGTTATTGAAGATAATGCTCCTAATACCGTATTAAAACATGGATAAAGTGTATATAATATAAAAATTTTCATAAAAACTATATCTATTGTTCTTAAACCCAAAAATTTATCAGCATAATTAGCTACGTAAATTCCTATTGCACATAAATTAGCAACAATTATATCATTATATTTATAAGCTAAGAACATTGGATACATAAAACATAAAGATTTAACGATTCTTCTTATCATTTTACATAACATAACATGCTAAATTCTTAAATCAGTAACCAATCAATTTTCTTCCTTTTTCAGAAATAACTGGTGAATCTATAATATTACAATCTGGTATTTTTTTTAACATTTTGAATATTAGGTCAACAAAACTAAATAAGACTAAGAAAACTACTAATAAATAAATATGCAATCGAATGAAAATATTCAACGTATATTCACAGTTTGTAAATCTTATCTTTTTGACCGTTTCCAAATTTCTGTTTTAGACGAACAATTAAATGATATTATTAGAAATATCGTTTCTGAACACAATAAACAAGATATTACATTAGAATTATTTAATAAACAGGTTATATTAAAAGTTAAAGACCATTTTGTTAAGAAAGCTGAAGAAGAACCTACTGAAGAAGATTTCTTCTCTAAATTAGAAAAATTAGAAATTCAAAGAAATACTACATTACCTCAACCTAATACTCCTGTTAAACCTTTACAATTTGAATCTGCCCAACCTCAACAAATAATTCAAACTCAATCGAATGGACCTTCTGTTATTTATGTTCCTAATGTTAAAAAAGCTTCTACATCTTTTATTATTAATAGTTTAGATCGTGATTGGCAATATTTTACTGATCGGGCTACTATTCAATGGAGTGGTCATACTAATTTCGAAAATAAAATTTCTTTAAATTCCATTTTTTTACCTGAAAGTGTAGCTACAAAAACTCCTATCATTTTTATTAAAATCGATGGAGTCGGTAATAATACACATGAGATTCCATGTCATCTTTTTAGTAAAGGTTCTACATGGGATATATGGAAACCTGCTTCTAAAGAATTGGCTATAATGAAAACTATAGCTATTCCTTGGATTATTACTTTTCATGATTGTTATAATAATTTAATTGATATTGGTAATGATGGTGCTATTATTTCTGAATATGATAAATTATTAAATAATAATGTTAAAATTAGATTAACAGGTAATATTAATATTGATAAATATGATTATATATTAATTAAAAAACATAAGAAAACATATAAAATAAGAGTTATAAATATTGTTATGGGAAGTTATATATATGAAGTTGAAAACAATAAAGAGGATATTAATTTAATTGATGGTATTGTTTGTAATTTAAATAAACAAATTACAGTACTTTTTGAAAATCTGCGAGTTTGAGGATCCAAAATCGCTTAAAAGTACGTATTTTCTCCTTTTTTTGATATGATTTTTAATGATTTATTTATATTTTTTCTTATCATTTTCTATAAGCTCTTCAAAAATTCAAAAAAATGGCGAAAAACGATTTCTTTTTTCAAAATCTATTTTGAGTTTACAAAAAAAATCCCCCCTCCCGGAGTACTCCGGAGTACCGGAGTAAAATCCATGTCAGGGAATTGTTATTGATTTAAAGAATTATCTTATTAATATAGTAAGATGTCCCATGTATGTTCAGAGTGCGATTTTACAACAAAATGGTCTTACAACTTCCGTCGTCATTTTATGAGAGTACATGAAGGAGTTACTCATGATATTTCCACAAAAAACAACCCGTCGTCCACAAAAAACAACCCGTCGTCCACAAAAAACAACCCATCGTCCACAAAAGAAAACCCATGTTTTTTTGATAAAAATCAATGTGATAAATGTGAAAAAATATTTGCTAAACACTGTACAAAAGTGAAACATTATGAAAAATGTAAAGGTAAAATTAATAAACTACAATGTGATATTTGTAATGAAGTATTTACATTATCACAAGCAAAATACCGACACCAAAAGAACTGTAAGATTAAAAAAGAAAAAGAAAAAGAAAAAGAAGAACAACAACAAAAAGTAATTATACAAAACCAAACAATCAATAATATTACAAATAATATTAATAATATAACTAATAATATAATTATTCAATTAAATGATTTTGAAGCATTTAATTCATTAATTGAACATGTTACACCTGAAAAAGAGGAGGAATGTTCTGGAAAAGGATATCTTGGAGCACGTGATATGATTGATCATATTTATTTTAATCCAGAATATCCTAAAAATCATAATATAAAATTAAACAGTATCAAACATGGAACAGTTCAAGTTTATACTAAAAATAATTGGGAAATGAGAAGTTTATCAGAAATATCTCCTAGAATAAGCAAAATAATCATTTCAATGCTAATGAGCTGTATACGATTAGAGCAAGTGTTTGAAGACCCAGATGCCATGTTCAGATATAAACTATTTTATCCCAACATAGTAAAATCAATTGAACCACCAAAAACTGAAATAGTAAAGCTAAATAATCATATAAAAGCCAAACTTATTGAAAGAAAAAATGAAAATCAAAATACAAACCTCTTACAATGACGACCCCTGAATTTATTCTCGATTTATTTACTGATGAAATACAACGAATACAAATCGATTTACTTCAAAAAGTAGCCGATAAATATAACTTAGACCATTTAACACTTATATCTGAGTTTATACCTAATAAAATTAATATTATATCAAATAATCAAGTTCGTATTACTATTAAAAAAGTACAAGAAACAAAGAAAATAGAAGATAACAATAAATGTATGGCACGTGTATGGAATCGTGGAAAAGGAGGACAATGTTCTAAAAAGAAATTGGAGAACTGTGATTATTGTACAATTCATACAAAAAATAGAAAACATGGGCGTATTGATGAACAACTTGATAGAAATAAATTCCCTACAAAATCTACTTCTTTTTTCACATAAATTTTCTCATAATTAAGATAAATTTATCTAATTTTTCATAACAATTACATATTGGAACAAAATGTGTATTTTGAATATTATCTCCTTCATTTATCCATCTCATATATTTTTGGTAATCATTAAATTTAATACAGTCAGTTTTATTGTCTATTTTACAAACATAAAATCTACAAGTTTCTAACATATTTTTAAGTATTATTATACATGTATTTCTTAAATTCAAAAATGTAGCTACAAAATTTTATTAAATCTTGTGAAAAAAGAAAATATTCTTTAGAATGTGAAAGTATAAATTATATTTCTTAAAAAATGCTAAAGTTTCATCAAAAATGTAGCTACATTAATATTATCATCATCAATAAGAATAACCATATTAATAGAGTACATACTTCAAAACGGTAACATAATTGCGCTTTTTGTTGTTCATTTAATGTATATGTTGGTTGTTTAATATTTGTTATATTCATATTTGTTATTATAAACAATATTACTGCTGAAATAATAAATATTGCCATTAAATGTGATATAATGCGTCCAGTATTATTATGCATATTTACATAATTGAATATAATACGCATACGATATTTATCGAAATTTACAAATGTTACAAATGCCAAGAATAGGATTGTATATGTTATAAAGAATCCTAACATTGAGAATGTTATATTACGAACAACATCTTTTTGTATCATCGATTCCATAATTGTTACTGATATCAAACGTATTATAAGTGATACGAATAAGAATATCATTTTATCAGTTGAAGAAACTTTAAGTATTTCATAGGGTAATAATGAATTCGCGCGTAATCCTTGTACTAAATTCTGCGCAGCCATAAAAGAACCATCAGTATTTCGTTCATCTACAAATTTATTATAGAGAATCGAAAATAGAGCTGGTTCAGTTACAACAGAAGCATAAGTTGGGTCACTATTAACTTTATATTTATTTTCTAAAGTTAAAATAACTTTATTTACAAGATCATTTAATTTTAATATAATAAAGTTTATAACAATACCTACATTTTGTGGGTCATTATATTTATTTCTTAGAGTTTCTTCATAAGCTTGTCTTCCTTCTTTATCTTTGTCAAAATGAGCCAATTCTTCATTTTCTTTATCATTATTATTATTTGATATTACTACACCTCTATTATCATAACGATATTGTTGTTGTGGTTGAGCTTTAATACCATCGCCACTTGCTATACTCTTAACAATACTATATGCAATTGTATATTCATCATTTATTTTAGTTATAAGAATATCAACTGTTGATAATAAACCTTTAGTTAATAATTTTGAATTAGGATCTTGTGCATTAATAACTTTACTATCACCATCGAAATATCTTTTAAGTTCTAATAATAAATCATATGTTGGCTTATCTTTAGCTTCTTTATTTATAAGGTCTTTTAATGATGAATATATTTTTGTAAGATTATCTTTATTAGCATTTAATTCTTTCTTACTATCATCTAACCATTTCTTAGCTTCATCACTTAATGTTTTATATATACCTGTCAATTCAGTATATAATGCATTATTTGATTTAGCGATAGTATAACGCTTAACTTTAATGCTTAAATCAATTGGATTGAATAATGGTTCATATACTCTCTTATAAGTGTTATTAATAGTATCAAGAGATTCAAGAACGTTCTTAATATTGCGTTTAATATCATCAATATCCTCCATTGCTTTTCTTGCTTTCTCAAGATTATTTGTATTTGCAACAGCTTTCAATGCATCTTCATTAGTTATTGCTTTATCTTTTGGTTCAGCGACAGTTGCGACAGCAGGTGCTACTGCACCACCAGTATATTCATTATCAGAAACCATTGAAGCAGTGTCACTTATATAACCGTTAGATGATTTCAATAGAGAAAGAATAGCATCATTAGAAATATCTTGAAAATCTTCAACAACAATACTATGAGTTACTTCACCACCAAGTTGAGGATATTCAATTTGACTATTTTTACTTAATAATTGCTGTAATTGTTGTTCTAAAGAATGAATACGGTCTTCAAGTAAATTTTGAGAACCACCATAACCACCTCTAAAGAGTTTTCTTGATTGTATTTCTTTTTTAGTATACATCATTTTAACTAATTCAATAAATCTTGGTTTGTTTGGATTCGTTCCTTTAATATAGTCTTTTATTTTATCAAAAGTTAACTTTTCATCAATACCCGGTTTACATATTACAGATGTTTTATTAAATTTAGACATAGTATCCAAATATTCAAGAGTTCCAATTGCAGAAATAGCATTTGAATTATCAATTAATTCAATAAAATCAGTTAATATTTTATAATCCCCAGTTGTTAATTGTGGCTCATCCAAAATTATTTCAATTTTATCATTATATAATTTATACTTGGAATCTTTTGTTAATAATTGTATAGCTGTAATAGGGGTTTCATTTTTAGGTATTACTAATGACGAAGATGGTAATATTTCAGTAGTATATGAAGTACCTTCTGCATAATACTTAATTAAATCAAATAATTTAGCAGAATATAATCTTATTTTATCTTTATTATGATTAAAATTAGTATTACTTTTATTGCTATTATATATATATGATTTTAATTGATTAATATCAATATATGGTACAGGTGGTGGATTATTAGCTGACTTTGATATATTAAATACACAAAAAATGCTAATAATTATTTCTTTATAAAATTGTTTTATTTCTTTTTCTTCATCTTTATATAATACCTTAAAAATTGTATCAAATAATATTGAACTGGGTGTTTTAATTTTAGGGTCTATTTTTTCACTTTTAAAGCAAGTAGTTGTATTTTTACCACAATAAGTATTTAAACATATATCAATATAATTTGGAACAGCATTTAATGTTTTTTCATTTTTCTTTGATAAACAATATTTTATAATTTCTCTCAAATTCTCTAAAGAATTATTAATAAATTTTCCTTCAGTTACACGATTATCGCAAATACTACTAATATTTTTTGTTCTTGCAACATATTCTTTTAATATTTCAGTTGCATATATGAAAAATTGTCCAGTCATAATATCTATATATTCTCTTATCTTAGCTTCTGTTCCTCCTAAAGCTGTATATCTTTCTTGAATTTGTTTAAAAATAGTTAAATTTATTGAAATTTTTGGTAAAAATGGTTCAAATAAAATATCAAGTGGAGTTATATAATTTTCTTTCTTTAATCCTTCATAGATTAATTCAATAATATTATCTTTAGTTACAAATGTATATTTATAACTACCACTTTTCAGTAAAGTTTTAATACAAAATAATTTATAATTAGTATTAGTATTAGTATTTCCAAGAAAATTATTTAAATAATAATCATAAGTACTTTTTGCTTGTCTTATATTTTCTAATAATGTAGCATTAGTTTTATTTTTATTTATAGCCTCAATGTCTGCATTTTTACTTTCTTTATAGTCTTCTAAATTCTTTTTATATTTTACAAATATTTCTTTAATTTTACCATCAAAATTTAATTGTTTTAAATCAGTTTCAATTTTAGGAGATGAAAATATAGCTTCAATACTTGAATTATCAATAATATCTTGTGATAGATTATCAATTCCCATTTTTTTGTATATATTTATACTTTTAGATATAACTGTATTTATTTTTTGCTGTTGTTCTGGTGTTAATCGTTGTAAAACTTCTTTTTTATAATTAGCTACTATATCTATTAAATTTCGAAGTATTTGACTAGTATCAGTTGTAGGTTTATATACTTTTTCTGTTACATTATCAAATTTAAATTTACTTGTTGTGTTATTAGAATAATTTGATAAAAAGTTACTTATAAGTGTATTTGAAGTTGAATATTCATTATTACTCAAAAGTAATGTTTCTAAATTATCAACTTCTTGTATATCTTTTTCTGTATTTTCTAATTCTAATATAAAATTCTTTTTATTTTCATAGTTTGTTGATATAGTTTCTTCATTTAATATAATATTTATTTTATTAGATTCTAGAATTTTGTTAATAATAGATGTCAAATTTGTTTGATCATTATTAATATAATTAAATAATCCTAATTCTTGTTTATATTTAACTTGATTTTTAGATATTAATTCTTCAACTTTTCCAAAATCTAACAATTTTATTTTATTAATAATTTTATTAATATTTTCTGTATAATTATCATTAAAATCCCATATAGTAGCACCTCCTTTAATTGATTTTTCTTCTGATAATAAATAATTATATAATGAAAATAATGATTTCTGTTTAAAATCTTTATCTTTAAAGTATAATTTTAATTCATCAATATTAAAAGGTATATTATTAGTTTTGCGAAATGTAATATCTCTTAAATCAATTAATTCGTCTAAAATTTGTGAATACATATTACTATTATCATATCTTGTATACGTACTTGAGTCTATAGATTGTAAAGGTGATTGTGTTGATGGTCTTCTTATAGCTTCTTTTGCTTTTTGTCTTGCTTGTTGTAGTTCTATAGGTTCTTGTTTTGGTATTGTTGTTGTTACTCTTGTTGCTTCTTCTAATTCTTGTCTTGCTTCTTCTGCTTTTTTTCTTGCT